CCTTAAAGTGGCTTTCGCTGTAACGATTCTAGAGCTGGTCTTGTCAGATTGTTCCTCAACCAAAGCAACCCGGTCATAACTCGACTGACCCCAAGAACCAGTCCCGCTGGCCCCTGCCTTCAAATACGTCCCGTTGTTCGCTGGCGTGGCGTCATTGGTGACATAAGCCACCTTACCCGAGTTATAATTCAGATCAGCGTTCATCAAAGCTTTAGTAGCGAACCCAACAAATCCATTTGCTTGCCCTGCGACAAACTCCCTTGTTGTTTCAACATCAGCGGCAGATCGTGCAACATTCTCATTTGTTGTAACAACGTCCGCAGCAGTCAGCACAGCAGCTGCCACCGCCTGATCCTTTATCGCTTCAATCTCAACCGTAGACGCTGCGGGGCCACGCGGACCAGCCACGGTTAACTCAGGGGCGATGATGATTGTCTCTTCTACAATCTCCACGTTGACAATATCTGTAATGTCAGCCATCAGCCTAAATCCTTTATGACGCGCAGAGTTTGCCGGCCAAATGTTCCGACATCGCCACCGGCAAGGGTGATTTCATGCTCGACCGTATAGCGGCCAGGTTCCAGGGCTGCGCTCATGGTTTCAGTGATCTCCACGTAAGCCCCGAGGATTTCACCCCCTACCGGATCCATCAGCTCCGCCTGGACGGTTAAATCTGGAACTACATTGGTGTCGAGTGACATCATGAATTTAATGGTGGCGCCGGTGATATCAACCGGCCAGTTTATTGCCCAGCGTTTTGTATCACCCCGATAAAAATCTTTTATTTTTGATGCCATGGTCAACCTCCAAGCGAAAAAGTGTTGTTTTTGTAGCCTATCAATTATGCTGGCGGTAGCCTTGTAATAATTGGAACCCTTAAGCATGTTCGCCAACATATGGGTAGCGAAACGAAATAGCGCCAACTACCCGTTCAACTTCGTATCTTTTGACCATGCCTAAATCTAATAGATCGACTTGGTCGATTCCTCTTACCGTCCACTGATAGACCTGGACTTCCAGCGTAACCGTACCGGTAAAGCCTCGCACGACATAAAGCACAACGGTTGGACCATCGCAACCGAGCCAATACTGTGTATTAGTTACCGGCAAAGATCCGCCGTCGGGGACTACCGGCGAGATATAGTTAATCGGCACCGTGTCTCTCAAGATTAGCGATGTCTCCGCAGAGTACAGCTTAAAGGATGCCGTTGTGACTTCGGGGTCGAAAAGGACCATGTAGTCACTACCAAAACCGACCGTAGGCCCAACGCCTCCGCCCTCAGCATCAGAGCTGATTAGTCGCCCGTTAACCAAGGTCGTAACGTGATTAAAGAAGGTGTCGTATATCCTCACGTATCTGTATTTCAGGAAGGTGTAAACGTTGTCATCCTGAGTTATCAGACATATATAGTTATTGTTTGCCGCCATATTTTTTGGCGTTTCGATGGTAAACTCTTCCGTGGTTGGGAATTGCCCGACATAGGATGTTCTGCTATCGAGGATGCCGCTTGATTGTAAAGCCCCATTCTTATCCAATATATGGTATCTGTTTAGCTCAAGAATCTCCGAACCAAACTGTTGTACGGCGTTTATGCGGTCTTCTTCTGGGACCTCAGCCCACCGTGAATAATAATCAGGATAAAATCCCCCGGCCATCCAGTATACGTACTTGACAGTCTCATCCTCCCTTGCTACGCAAAAAACGTTTGAGTCGTTAGCTGCCACACAAGGATATGATCGCGTACCGGTATCACTGATGCGGGTTGTTTTTCCAAAGCTGGCAATGTGTTCCAATCCGTTTTGCAAAACCCATAAATCGCTATCTGATTTCAAGCCTACAGCAACTTGGCCGTTGTCCGTGTCGTAGATGTATTCATCGTAAATCATCTGGTTAGGCCGGCAAAGATACGATAAGCCACCCCAATAGTGAACATTTTGCGGGTAATAGTCTGACGGCACGAAACCGTATCTGCCGTCTCCGTCTTCGTCAATATCGTTAAAGGTCTGATATAGTTGATTGGTTGATAGCGTCTCAAAATTGCCTATAAAAGTTGGGCGTGGAAGAAGTGTGCTGTGTATCAAAAAAGCAAGCTTGTCGGTATTGCAGACCCTCGGATTGGTTTTAAATCCAATCACCAAGGGATTTCCCCATTCGCGGTCCGTAAAAGCAACAACGACATGATCACCGACGTTAAAAACGGCGCCGTTGCAATTCATGTAGGAAAATCCAGCAAGGACACTTGTCTCTTGGTTGATATCTAACGACTGGTGTGTACTGGGTGCGGCGTCCAACTCGACCGTGCAGGTTTCTCCGTCAGTCTCGGTGATGATCCCGGTTCGGTAGCGCGGCTTCCATTTCGCCACCCCAGGCAGTAGTGCATAACTCAAAAAGGCGGCGTTGGCCGACATCAATTCTGTCGGCATCAGCACCGGGTCCGCCTCAGCGTTAAATTCGGCCAAGCTTCCTTCGTTTCCGGCAGGACGAATAATGACATCAGGTCCGTCGCCGACCAGGCCGACATCAATGGTCGAGACATCACCGCTGAGATCGATACTGTAATCGGCACACCACGCTTCAACGGTTCGCGGCTCGTCGAGGTAGAGTGAGTCCAGCATGTCGATGCGTTTCTGTGTCGAGAGTTTAGTGAGCTTTATTTGCTGGATCAGTTGCTCGAGCTGTAAAACCTGCGTGTTGGCTGCGGTGAGCTCGGAGGTTTTTTGCTTGACGTTGTCCTCGCTACCGGTGCCTTCTGCGAGGCTGTTTATGGCGACATCGAGCCTGTCCAGAGCATAGCCCCGCTGTAAATAAGCCTCGCTATAATCTGCGGTGGCTTCCGAGAGTTGCGCTTGCAAGTTAAACAGCTTTGTCTCCAGGCTCCCTCGCCGCGCGACATACACGTCCTGTGCGTGGTCGAGAGCCACCGAGTATTTGCCGTCACCGAGGATTTCCAGGACTGTCGCTTTGCCCATTATTGCGCCTCTGTTATTTCCATGGTTTCGCCTGATGGCGACACAATGTATGTGATCGCCCCAACGACAATCTGCTCAAACCCGTATACTGCGGAGTCTCCCGGACGCAGATTAAGGTCGAGCGATCCCCGAAACCGGCGCGGTGACGATCCACCACCGAATCTATAGCTGACATTCTGCAGCGTGATCGACTTGCTCGTGGTATTGGAAAAGGTCGAATGTCCAGACAAGGTTATCGAGCGACTGTTGCCGCCAAAGTCGTCACGGATCGTCTCAAGGTCAACGCTCATCAGCGTCACCAGGGTTTCACTGCCGTCCGCAAGTCTGGACCCGCGCTTGATCGACAAAACCCCTGACGAACGCGCAGCTATTTCGTCTGCGTAGGCTGGTCCATTAGGAACAACGACGGACAGGTATGACTCTGCCGAGGACGCTGTGCCGTCTCGGTACCGCGCCTGTATACTGCTGATTGGGATCTCCAGTGTGTCGAGGTAGCACCTGTATATAGTGGTGTTTGGCATGCTCTCGCTGGGATATAACGTGAGCGCCAGGCTGTTTGGGTCAAACGTCATGGCGGTTACAGGTAGCGCCAAGCTTACCGGGCCGACGGTTATGGATGCCGCGTTAAAAATAAACGCACCGCCGAGTGATGGCAGCGGGAAAAAGTCTCCGGTTGCCTTATAAACAGGTTGCGGGTCGAACGAAAAATCAGCGACAGGCAAATCATACGTGGGGGCTACCGTAAGCAGCTGGATTTCGCCTATCAGCAACACGTCAAGGTTATCTGGAGGCGCAGCCCAGTCAGAGAACAATAGTCTGTAGCGTGTGTAGGTGTCGCTTGGGGAATCAATGACAAATATGTCGCTCCAGGTGGTTTCGCCTGACGTGTTCCCTGTCACAACGTCAAGGTCAACCCAAGCACCATCCCAGCCTTGAAACCTCCAGTCAGTTGGATAGTAACCGGAAGAACCCCCATAAAATTTATAGGCGTCAATTTTTTGGTTCCCCTGAAAATCGTACTCTATCCAGTGGTCGGGGTTCTTTGGGAAATTGCCGCTACCGATGCCACAGGGAAAACCCAGGCTCCTGTCGAAAGCCCGGAAGGCTGCAAGCCCGTTAAAAACCTGATCCGTTGCACACGCTCCTGATGGAGCGGTGTTAGACGTCATGTCCGGGTGTGCTATCAGGTAGGTCGGCATTAGCTAATTAGTCCAAGCGCGTTGACTATCAGGGTTAAGTCGGTCGCATTAACAGATATGTCCGCAGGAGTTTCATCAAGCAAATACGACAACAAAACAGGGTTAACCTTGCCGTCAACTGTCCCTAAATAATACATAACCGCCCTGCGGATGCCGCTGATCGTTGCCGCCGACCAGACAACATCGTCGGCGTCAATCGTCCCGTCCGCTAAAACCGTGACATTCGCAATCGTCTTGCCGCCAGCGGTGTACCCTGTTCCGCTGCACTCGTTCGCGCTGGCATCTCCCCACAAGGTATGCGCGGCGTCAAAAACATACGTCGAGTTTACGAGCGCAAGCTTTATGGTCTGCCCGCTAACACCAAACTCTCTTATTAATTGCTTTGCCTGTGTGTAGGCTGTGACGGTTGTTGCCATTACGAGGACTCCTTTGATAAGACCAAAAAGGTGAGATAGAGTTTGCCACCAGCAACGTTAACTGACTCGACAGAGCCCAAAAACAGACCCTCTTTGCAGGATAGTTGTAAGAGAGGATAGGTCTGATGCAGATATGTGGCTCTCTCGTAATCGGCGCGAGAGGACCGCTCTGCGACGATATTGAAAGTCCTGTCTCCGTGGGTATAGCCCATGTCCGAAATAGACACACCGCCGTCGAGGGTTTTCGTCCGGCGCACGCGGCGAGATTGTGTGGAGGTGTCGCTTAGTTCTGTGCGGCCGAGTATCAACGTTCCGCTCAAATCGAAGGTTGGTGAGGAAATAAATATCATCAGGACACCAGCAGGAAATCTGCTGCCTCCTCGTTGACGCGCACCTGGACCCGTTCTATTATTTTAAACATGAAAGCCTCCAACTCAGGCTCGAGTCCGTCTGCGGTGACATTAATCAACCCGCCACCGTCTCTTATCTGCTTGTTGCGAAGCCGTATATTCTCCATAGTCAAAATGTTTAAATCATGTTGATCGTCTGCGGCCTGTTTACGCAGGGAGTTTTCCTTTTCGATTTGTTCTTCGATCGACCATTTTGCGCTAAAGCTTCCCGCGCTATCAGAGAGGTTTCCAAACAAACTGCCAATCAAATCCCCTGTCGAATTAATTGTGTTGTCAATGCTGGCAAAGGTCGCCTCAACCTGCTTGGTTACCGCTTCAATATCGGCAATTCTAATCTCTGCCGAAAACTCCATGGCTTTGATGCGCTCATCGGAGGCCAGCTCCAGGAGTTTCAGCGCGGTGGCTTCGGTTTGTTCTTCGACTTTTTTCAGACCCTCTGTGGCTTTTTCGGTTCCGACATCAAGCGCAGCCATCGCTGCTGCAACCGCAGGAGTGTTGCCCTGCAGCTCGTAATAAGCGGCGGCGGTATTTCTGGCCGCTTGCTTGTTCGCATCAAGGGAGTCCGTTGTATTGCCGACAGTCCCCTTGAGGTTTCCCAACTCATCAACCAGATCACTGTTGCTGGCGCTCCAGTCCCAGTTCGCATCTTTGGCTGCTTCAACCTCGGCACTATAATCCCTGGTCTTTGTGATAACCTTTTCGTATTCGCCGGTCTGGCGGTTCAGGGCGATTGCGCCATCGTTTAGCAGCTGATGGAAATCTTCTGAACTGGTGATGACATAGCCGGTCTGTTTGGAGATCTCGGCGTACTTATCTGCCAGGGCCTGGGTAGCGACGGCACCGCGCTGCAGCGATCCCTCCAGCTCTTCCTCGGCATCTTGCCAGCTGTTAAAGGCCGATATCGCCCGGACAACCTCGGTGCCTGCCAGGGCGGCAACGATCGCCAGCAACCCAGCCGGGCCGGTCAGGGTGGTAATCAGAGAGCCCGCACCGGCGGCAACATTGGCCAGCGCGGTTGACAGACCTCCTGCGCCGGTGACAGCACGCACCAGGCTGGCGCTTGCAAAAATATTCAGGGCGCTGGAAATGCCACCGACAGAGCCCATCACCGCATCGAGCGGGCCGGTCAGTTGGTTGATGATTGCCAGAAAACCGGTGAGCTCACCGGCCGACTTTTGCGAGCCGTCTTCCAGATCGTTAAAGCTTTTCGCCCAGTCGACCAAGGTTTTTATGACCGGGCCGGCGCCGGTAACTATTCCCGAAGAGAAGCGCGTCAAGCCCTCGACCGAATCAACCACCTCCTGAATCGCATCAGCCAGGCCGCTGGCAGAAGTCAGATCCACGCCATCGAACAGCCCGCCGATGCTGTTGCCGAGATCGCGGAACGAATCAAGCAACCCTTTCAGATCAACCTGCTTCATAGCTTCCGGCAAAGCCAGTGCCATGGCCTCAAGAAATTGCGCGGCTTTAGCGGCCTGGGTGTTGAGCTCATCGAATACCGGATCAAAGGCCCCATCATCGATGCTGATCGACAACCCCTGAAAGATCGCCACAATCCCGTCGGCCAGGTCGCGATAGCTTCCGAGCAGCGGTGTGCCGAACTCTATCATGGTGGCGCGGGCGTTGTTGATCACCTGCTGATTGGCCAGGGCGATATTGTCGGCCATCTTTTTATAGGCCGCGTCGGTGGCGCCGGTAGCGGTCTGCATATCTTCCAGCGCCCGGGCGAAGGTGCCGCTTGAATCAGCGCCGAGGATCAGCGCGGCGTTGAGTGCTTCGGTGCTGCCGAACAGCTTGCCCATCTGCTCGACATTGCCGCCGGTCGTCTGGTAGATTTCGGCGAGTAGGCCATCGAGGCCCTTGGTTTCAAGTGCCGTGGCGTTGAACTGCAGGCCGAGCAATTCTGCGGTGTCAGAGGCTTCTTGGGTCGGTTTGATGATGTTGCTGATTACCGCTTTGAGGTTGGTGATCGCCTCCGAGGTCGGCGCGCCGGTGGCGGTGATCGCCGCGATCGCCGAGCCAAGGGTCTCCATGGGTACCCCGGCGGCAGCGGCGATCCCGGTCACTTTGGAAAGATTGGTGGCCAGCTCGGGGATGGTGGTCTTGCCGTCGCGCACGATCGTGAAAAAGATGTCGCTGTAACGGCCGGCTTCGTCCATATCCGCGCCATAGGCGTTGAGTGTACCGGAGAGCAGCTCGGTAGCTGAGGCCAGTCCGGCCTTGCCGCCGATCGCCAGCTTTTCTGCCGTAGAGATCGCATCCAGGGCTTGCGTGTAATCGGCACCAAACGAGATCGCCTGATAGACGGCATTGTTGATTTCTTCAAAAGCAAACTTACTGTCGCGAGAATAATCGAGCAGGTCGTCCTTAAAGGTTGTCAGGTTGGCGTCGGTGGTATCGACCAGCGTCGAGATCTCGGCGAACGAATCGGAAAACTTGCCGGCCTGGTTGACGGCCATAGTGACCATGGCGGCACCGGCGACGGCGATGGCGGCCTCGGCTTTCAGCGCAGCGCCGGCGAGGTCAGCAAATGGCGAGGTGATATCGGCAACCGATTGATTCAGACCAGAGACCTTGCTGCCAAAATCATCCAGATGGCCGCCAAGCGATTGCATCACATGACTGGCCTGGTCATCCCCTTTGAAAATCAGTTTTGCGGTTTTTTCCAGGCTCATCAGGGTACCCTTTTATTTTTTGGCAGCGTAATACTTATTCCAGAGTTCGATCTCTGTTTCGACCAGGCGGCCGTAGGGGAAGAGATCCGGCAGCAGCTCAAAAAGGTAGCTGCCGCGCTGATGGCCGAGGCTCAGGGCGACTTGGACTCTTTGGTCACACCAGAGCCTGGCAACTTTCCCGGATCACTGCCCTCGCCGGTCAGGTTGAGGATGATGTTGGTCAGGTTGTAAAAGGGTGTCGGGTAATGCCTGGCGAACTTGATCACGGTCTCGCGATCGAGGACCGGCTGCATGCAGCCAAATGTCAGCACATCAAAGCGCTTGATCAGATCCACCGGCATATCTCCGGCGATGCCGAGCGCGGTGCGGATCGCATTGACCTGCTCTTTATGATCCGGCGAGACCAGCCCGGCGGTTATAGCTTCGCGCTTACTGGCCTTCTCGGCCGACTCACGCACCGCGGCGAACTCTTCGGCAGAGAGATTGCGCAGGGTAAAGACCGGCTTCTCGTCAGCATCGAAAAACGCTTGCAGCGCAGCGACCTCGACTTCGCGGGTGCGGGGTTTAAAATTCGCGTTGTTAAACTTTTTAATATCGAAGGCCACGATTAACTCCTGGTAGTTGGGGACTGGGGACTAGAGACTGGTCAAGGCTTTACCAGCCCCCAGCCTCCAGCCCCCAGCCGCCGTTCTTAGCTGGTAAATTCAACCGATGCCGACTCGGCCGAGATGGTGACAGCCGCTTGAATCTGGTTGGCCACCGGGAAGGTGCGGCTGATACCGAGCTTGCCCTGGGTGATGATGTAGGCAGCCTGGTTGCGGTCAGGGAAATACTTGACCGTGAGCACCTGATTCTTGTCTGCGACCAGCGCATCGGCAACGCCGTTGTTCAGCAGTGCCGTGAATCCGGCCTGGCCGAGCGATTCGGAAGTAGATCCGCTCGAGCCGCCGTAATACTGCTGGCTGGAAACGCTGTGACTGATCTCGGCGGGCACGAAATCGAGGGTCTTTTGCACGTCGGCATAGACCGGGGTGTAATACTGTGCATAAACGCGCTTGGCGATCGCGCCGGTGTGCGACAGAGGCAGCGCAGCGGAGAGCTTGACGTGGGCGTTGGTCTCGGCGCTGGTCTCGGCGCTGGAGCCGTCGCCAACGTTTTTCACATCAAACGCCGGGTAATCGAAACGCTCACTGTGCTGACCAACCACCTGGAAGATTTCGTCGGCGGTGATCGGTGCGGCGGCGGAGGTGTTGACGCGCACCTGAAACAATTCGACCGAGTCGACCGCGATCAGCGGCGGGCCGCCCGTTGCGCCGCGTTCTTCCGAGAAAACAGTCGAAAGGCCATCCGTGCCAGCGACGACGGCGATCGCTCCGGTGGAATCCATGGTGACGCTGCTGATGCTGGCTTTATCAGTCGCTGGCCGGGTGATAGCAATGTCGCTATCGGCAGCGACCGCGTGCTCAACGCCGATGGAATAGGCGGAAAATGCGGCGCAGTCGACCACATCATCACTGCCGCTCACAGCCACAGAGCCGAGGTTGCGTCCGGAGACGATGCCGTTCGGGCGGATCTCGGGAGCCTTGCCGGCGCGGCCTGAAAATACCTTATCGCCGGCGCCTGGCGTAAAGATCTGATGATCACCGGCGTCGAGCATGAGTGCGAATGCGACGAGCGCCTGCCCTTGTTCAATCTGTACCTTTGAGTTTTCTGCGTTCATGATGGCTTCTCCTTTGGTTTATGGGCGACGCTAGAGCGTCCAGTTTGGGACCTGATAAGTTACTTTGACCGGAATGGAAAACCCGGCCGCGCGATCGTCAAAAATCTGCACATCAAGGTTGGCGCTATCCAGCACGGTCGATTCGGCCAGACCGCCCCAGTAGGGATCACTGCCGATGGCAGAGAGCACATCGCGTGCAGACTGTTCAGCCAGGGTGCCATCGTCTTCTCGATACAGGCAATCGAGTGCGACCTGCATTTGATATTCGGTATAACCACCGGCCACCGCGCTGGCCGGCGCATCGCCATCGAGGATGTTGAGCGCACGGCTTTCGGATTCGTCGAGCGGTTCGATGCGGCGCAAAAAAACCACCTCACCGATATCGGATCCGCACAGATAGGTTTGACCGTTCACGGTAAAGGCGGTATTGATCCGGATCGTCTTGAGACGGATCTCGATCGCTGCTAAAATATCTTGCCTGCGTGAGCTCATCGGCTACACTCCACCCTTTCCGGTCGGGTTGTTTTTCTTATCGTAGGAGCGATAAGCACCAAGGCCAAGCATGCCGATCAACACCTGCATGGTGACGGTCGTGTCGATCGTCGGAAACTCGGCAGCGGATCCATAGAGGCGGGCCACCCATGTCATGAACGGTTCAAGAACAGCCACGTAAGCCAGAGCAAAGCCGCAAATCCAGCCGACGAATGGACGCCAACCCGAAACAAATATGCGCTCTGACTTGGATTCTTCAAGGTTTATCAGGGTTTGTGCCTGCATCGCTTCGTTTTCAAGCTTCTGTAAATTAGCAATAATCTCAGCTTGCTTCTCTGCAGGCAGGTCGCCGGTGATCGCCTGGCGGATATCCTTGGCCAGCTCACCGACCCCACCGAGCAAGCCACCCACGGCACCACTTGAAATGGCAGATAAAAAATTCATGAGTAAAACTCCACGATCCTACCGTTTAACAATCCGCCCCTTAAAAAAAGGCTTCGGGAAAATCACGTTTTTATAATATTCCGGCAAAGGTTCAAACGCTTCCTCGCCAGCACAGTCAGCACCGGTGATCGGGCAGAATGGCTTTCTGGCTAAAACGTGCCACCAGACCAGCCAGCGGTACTTGTTGTGCGTGGTTTTCTGCAGGATAATCTTGTAGCCGTGGACCTGGTGCATATAACACGCATAGATCAGGCAGTTCGCATAGCCGCTGTCGATCCGCCGTTTCATCCAGCTTATTACCCAGTTTGGCAACCACATAAATCACCCTAGCTCAAGCCTTTTTTGTAATAGCGATAGCGGGTCTCGATATGCGCCACATAGCTGGTCATCTGCCTGTGATCCGGACGCTTGCCACGGACCACACAGCGGTCATCAGCTAAAAACTGATGCGTGAAAGCCCAGTTCTGCCATTGTCCAGCCGGGCCGCCGGCGCGTTTCCAGGCCGCATAGGATTTCGGCAGACCACAGGCTCCACGCGCCAGCTCGAAAGCTTTGTTCACATAACCGCGTCCGCCATTATAGCTGGCCAGCGCAAAGCGCAGCTGCTCGCCGACCTTGTCGACCTCCGGCAGACGCTCGTACTGATGAGCCAGGTATTTGACGCCGTTGTCGATGTTGCCGATCACATCCGTACCGTCGAGATCGCCATCGATCTCCAGATCGGTTGCGGGCATCAGCTGCATCAAACCTTTGGCTCCTGCAGGGGAGACCGCTTTCGGGTTCATACGGCTTTCCTGCCAGATCTGCGCTTTGACCCACAGCCAGGCATAAGGACCGAGATCGAGCAGCAGGCTCGGAAACAGCCGCTCAACATGATCGTGGATAACGAGATCGAAGCGGTCTTCTTTCTTCACGCTGTCGTACAGGTTCTCGTTGTTCATAGCTTCAACCCCCAACGGATAAAGATGACAACCAAACTGGACAGAACACTTCCGGAAGCTCCGGCAAGGACACCAAACGTCACCCACCAGGCTTTGCTGGCAAATTTTCCGGGCTGCGCTTCAAGAGTGGTAACTTTGTCATTGAGAGTCTCGACAGTGGTTGCTAACGAGGCAACGACCCCATCAATACTTGGCATCAATTCCAGGCTGCGGACCCGTTTGTACATTTCATCCATCGACTTCTCGGTGCGCCGCTGGTCTTCATGTAGGTGATTTAGTTCAGACAAAAAACCAGCAACCTGAGAGAGTAGTTTATTATTGGAGCGCAAAGTCCCTTCAATACCCGCAAGAGCTTTACCAACAACTGCCTGCTCGATCTGCAGCACCTTCACGTTTTCATCCTGCTTGCACGGATCCATAGTCAAACCTTTGTCAGAAGGATGCGCGCGTAGTAGGTGTCAAACAGCACATCCACCACGCGGTAATAAATGCCGGTCTGATCATTCAGAATGTCGGTCCCGGTTTTGTGCCCGCCGTTGACATGGCCCTCCACCGCAGTACGGCGCACAAGCACCTGCGGGCGGGTGGTCACCACCTGGCCACTGGCCAGATCCTCGCGCTGCGATGGGTCGTCGAACTTGACCGGCAGGTTGGGAATCCGCTCGACCACATCATTTGGGTCGACCGTGATGGTGCGGCCTTCACCCAGGGTGATGAGCGTGTTGTCGATGTCGTTGTCGGTGAGCAGCGGCATTTAGCTATCTCCAGAGCTTAAAAAATAAAGAGTGGTGCTGACAATCTTCGGGGCGGCCGAAACCGCCCCGAAGATTGGGTTAAAAATCAGCTGCCGGCCTTGTCGAGCTCTTCTGCACGGCGGCTGGCGGCTTCGACCACCGCTTCGCTCGGGTTCTCCGGGGCGAGCTGCTCGAGCTCTTCCACGGTTTTGGCGGCGAAGATCTTGGCGATCAACGCCTTGTCGCCATCCTTCTTGCCGGGCTTCTTGTCGCCAGTCTCTTCTTCGACGATCTCCTGCCGGGGCAGCTCGACTGCACCGAGTTCGATCAGACGGCGAGCCTCTTCGGCTTCGATCTTGATAACGCAGCCGAGCGGAGGGTATTTGCCCTCGAATTTCACGCCCTGCTTAACAACAACTTCTGTCTTTTTCTTGGCCATGGGTTGCTCCTTATCATGCCCGCCGGCCCATTAAGCAGGGGCCGGCGGGCGGGTTATTACCCCAGTACCTTGGCGCTGACGAAGGCGTCCGGCTGCTGCAGCGCCATCAGCGGCGCCGATTGCACCATCAGCCAGCGGGCCGAGGGATCTTGCGTCAGCCACGATTTCGGAAAGCGGCTTACTGCGGCGGCAACCCCGCCCTCAATGGCTTCCATGTCCTGGATCACGGCGTGCAAACGGGCGTTGGCGGTGCGGGTCGAACCCATCCACACCTTGTCGGCCGGAACCATGGCGGTTTCGGTGCCGGTGGTCTCGTCGATGTACCACTCGTCGTAACTGTAGACATCGACGAACAGTGCCGGGGCCTTGATGCGGCCGACATAGCTGACGCCGTCGGGCAGCTGCTGTGGCTTGATCTCGCCCATGTCGACGGCGCGCATGTCGAGCACGTCCTTAACCTTCGGGTGATGCATGAACGCGCTGAGCGCGTCGTTGCCCATGACCACGGCGTTGGGCGAGATACCGCTGTCCTTGCGGCAGAGCTGCGCCCAGGTGGTAAGATCGGCCAGCGGATCGCTGTTGACCGTATCGGACCACAGGTCCGTGGTGGTTAAGGTCACCTTGTGGGTGGCGGACATCTGGAAATCAACCGTGACACTCTGATCGGCGCTTTCGCCCTTGATGGTCATGGTGACCGCCCCGAGGTTTAGCGCCTGAGCGGCCTGCCACTCCTCGCGGCGATCGATCATGCCCATCAGCTCGGACAGGTCCTTACCGAGCTGCGCCTGGGCGCGCTGCTCGATGGACATGCCGCCAGCGTAAAGCATCTCACCAGCCTGGCGCTTGAGCAGATCGGCCGCCGTGGTCGGCATTTTCGGCTTAACGTAGCCGGGTTTCAGGGTGTTGGTCGAAAAGCCCAGACGCTCAACGACCTTGCCTTCGGCCAGCGGGCTGACAAACGGCGCCAGGCGACGCTTGCCCTTGACGATATCGACATCGACCGATTCAGTTTCAAATTGTCTGGCCCCGGGGAAAAACATGTCGCGCAGAAAACGCCCTGGGCGCTTCATCTCTTCGATGGCCTCAAGCATGGTGCGTGTGTCAAAAATGCTGATCAAACCGGCGCCGGCCAGCAACGGCCAGGTGGTCAAGGGCTCAAAGCTGGCGGCGGACGCTTCACTGCCGGGAAAGCAGGTGACGGCGACGATCAGCAACACGGCCCATACGGAACAGAGGGTAAAAAAGTTTCTCATGACTGGATCTCCTTTAAAGGGGTCGGTGTGGCCGATCAGGCGGACACGGGTTTTTTTAGATAAATGTTGAGGTCGCGCAATGCGGCCCGGTGCGTCGCGATAACGTCTGTGCCGCCGAAAACCACCTGGTCTTCGTTGAACGCACCAGAGAGATAAACCAGCGCTTGCACATCGCCGTCGGTAGCATCGGCCGCTTCGGCAAGGATTGCCACCGGAGTGCGGCGGCCGTCGTCCGTGCCGGCGGAATCGACAATCACGTGCTTGCCGCTGGCGGTGACTTTGCCGAGGCAGGTGCCGCGGGCAAGGACTTCGCCCTCGAGGACGGTGACGACATCAGTGACGGCCGGGTAGTCGCTGGCCAACAGGTTGTCAGGGGTAAAAGTTTCCATAGTCGTGCTCCTTTGTTGGTAAAAGTATGGTTACCCGGTCGCGTTGACGGTCAGCGGGAGCTGCCGCCTGCGGCGATGCCGGAAACAACAGCCTTGCGATCGGCGTCAGGTTGCGCGGCAGCGGCGGACACACCGGCCGGGGCCGCGTTGGTGATGGCTGCGAGCATGGCGGCGTCGCTGCCGGTGGTAGCGCTTTTGCCGACCAGGGTGATGCCGAGCTGCTCAACCTGCTCACTGCTCAGGTTGGCGTCGACGATGGCGGTCATGCGCGTGCCGGTTTCTTCGCCGAGGCATGTGCCGACCAGACCCATCACCCGCTTGCGCTCTGCGTTTGCAGCTTCGACTTTGGCGGTCTCGGCTTCGGCCTGGGCAATCATTCCCTGGCGGGCCTGCGTTTCAATCTGGGTGACGAGGTCCGGGTGCTGCGCTTTCAGTTCGTTGATGTCCATAAGACTCTCCTTTTTGGTTGCCCCGGCCGGAGCCGATACGGCAATAAGTTTAGTGCCCTTGCCTTTGCGGGCTCCGGCGATGGCGCGATCGATGGCGGACACTTCGTCCGCAAGCTTGGCTTTTACGGCGTGTTTGCCTTCATACAATCCGGCCTCAGTATCGAGCACGGCCTGGGTCGATATGCCGCGGTTGCGGGCGACTGTCTCGACAAACAGCAGATAGTTTTCATCCACCATGGCCTGCAGCAGGGCTGCGGCTTCAGTAGTCAGCGGCTGATGCGCAGAGAAGTCAGCCTTGCGGGCACCGGCGTAGATATGGGTCACAGCGATGCCGGTTTCTTTTTCCCACTTGGAAATCTCGGTGTGGGTGGCGATCACGCCGATACTGCCGACGCCGCCGGTACGCGGCAAAACGATCTTCTCCGCAGCGCTGGCCAGCAGGTAACCGGCGGAGTAGGCCTGCTCGTTGATCACGGCGGTAATCGGCTTGACCGAGCGCATCTGATAAATATGGTCGGCCAGGTCGAACACGCCGTTGACCTCTCCGCCAGGGGAATCGATATCGAGCACAATGCCCTGCACGCCGTCGTCGGCAAGCGCCATATCAAACGCCTTGCGGATATCGGCGTAGGTGGTTGGCCCGCCGCTGGGAAACTCCATCGCCAGAACCCGGTGCATCATCGGGCCGTGGATGCCAATGATGGCGACGCCGTTGCTAACCTGGTAGCCCGACAAAGCGCGATCACTTTCGCTGATCTCAATCGCCGCCTGTCCGGGAACGCCAACCAGATCGAGCCCGGCGCGTTGGCCGAACAGGTGCAAAATGGTGTTGAGCTTGCCTTCCGATATCATGAGCGGGCGGTTGAAGATCCGCTCGGCGATGCGCATGTGCCTCATGCTTCTTCCTCCGTGATGGTCTGGGTCTTCTTGGCTGCGGCAGCTGTAGGCGGCTCGGGATTAAGTCCGAGTTTTTTAAAGGTGTCGCGCTCGCGCTTGCGCTGTTTGGCCTGGCTCTCCCAGTCCTTGTTGCGCTTGGCGGCGATATCGGCCAGGGTGATGATGCCGGCATTTAAGCCCATAACATCGGCGACCATCTCTTTGACCGGGTCGATGTTGGTGCGCTCTGGTCCGACCCAGCTGGCCTGGCAGTACTCGGCGCGGTACGCGTAAAAATTCGGAGCGTTTTTCGGCAGCTGGATGCGGCCGCGCAGCACCGCCTCCTCAAACAGCATCTCCCAGATCGTCTGGCAAAAATGATTGACCAGCCAATCCTGATAGAGTTCAAACACCCGCCAGGCTTCCTGCAGGGCAGCGCGGGCGCTGGAGTAATTGGTTTTGGAAAAATCCTTGGAGATGACTTCGTAAGGCATGCCGGTAGCGGCGCCGGTGGCGCGCAATACCGTCTCGACAAAAATCTGAAAACTGTTGTTCGGCCGGTCACTTTTGAGGATGTGCGGCTTCTCGCCGCTGTTGCCATAGAGGATCTGACCGGGCGGGGTTTCGCGGTGATGGGTGGTTGAGCCGTCGCGATTGACGGTCTGCTGCACTCCGCCGAGAGCGTGGGCATCGTAGCCGCTGGTCTTTTCGATCCAGACAGGGAAGCTGGCGGCGACGATCGCGCCAAGCAGCTCGTAATCCATGTAGTCGGCAAAGTTGCGGAAAAACGACATGGCCGGAGCCAGCACGGTGATGCCGCGCACCTGCTCGGGCAGTTTTTGGTGGAAGCGGTGCATCACCACCGGGCGGTGTCCGGCACGCGGGGCCAGCTCGACAAAGTGCGGGCTGTGCATGCTGGTGAGCAGCTGGCCGTCTTTGGGGTTGGCGATAAAATAACCGGTGGCCTCACCGAGATCTCCCAGACGCACGCCGTCGCGCACATTGGGCGCATGCAGCAGGTCTGATGGCGTGCGCAGGCGCAGCGGATCAATCACCTGCAGTGCCAGGCGATAGCGGCGCCCTTGATCTTGCGGGCGGTTGAGCATTAGCGGCAGATTGAGGAACTCGCCGTTGACCAGCATCGACCAGATGTTCTGGAACTGGATGCCGTAAAAATCGGACACGCCGCGGGCGTCGGCTTCGCGGTTCCACAGTTCAAATTCCCATTCGGCCTGTTCGGCAATTTCGGCGGCGGCGTCTTCGCTGATGCCAAGCCGCTTGTAGTTGGGTTTGCTCTGCGGCCACAGGCCGGGGCCGACGGAATTAATGCTGATCGATTCGATCAGGCTGCAGGCGTGCGGATCGTTGGCGACCAGGTCGTTGGCGCGATCGGCCAGGGCTTCGCGCTGGCGACCTTCTTCGCGGTAGGTGATGCGGCGGGGGCTCCAGTTGGACATGTTGCCGGTAGCGGTGCCGCCGCTGCGGGAGATCATCGGCGCGCGGCCACCACCGAGCAGTGCCTGGCGGCTGACGTTGGCTTGACGTTTGGCGGCGCGCAATGCCGAAAAGCGTGATGGATCAGCCACGGTAGACCCTCCCGACGATGGATTGCGGCCCGGAGCCAACGGCGTTGTTTACCCGCTGTCGCTGTAGCCATTCGAGGTGTTTTTCGATGTCAGGCAGATCGGCGCGGGTGACTTTGGTCCGGGATGTGCCGGTGTCGATCTCGCAGCTCTGCGCGGTGGCCAGTGCCCGCGACGCGGCTTTGTAGGCTGCGATTTCAGTGTCGAGCTCGGCGGTGGTATAAAGAGGAGTAATTGACATGCCCAGACTATCGGGCCATTAAAGGAAAAAGTCATGCACACCATGCACATGGTGCACACCATGCACATGGTGCACAACTTTTTTTTAGACGGTTGATGTTTTTCAGGCCGCATCCAGGAATTTTATCTGTTTTCAAGCCTCCTCAATTTGGTTATGGCTCTTCATTCGCTCGACCTCGGAGACCGGGATCCGATAGCAGCGTTTATCGCCGAAGCGGAAAGCGAGCACTCCGCCGTTGGCACGGCCTTTTTCGACCAGGTTGTAGCCCTGACGGCGGCTGATGCCAAGCCGGGTAGAAAACTGGCTGACGGTGAGTAACTCCTCTTTGCGGAAAACGGTCATTGCACCCTGTGTCATTGCATCCTCCATTTAAAATGTTTGTCTCGTGATCCGCTATCCGGCGCGGCGCCGGTTGAACCAGTTCGGCTTGGTGGGTGTGCCGCCACCCGGATTGCCGGCGGCGGGGTGGGTCTCCGGCTGTTTCTCTTCGCGGCGCTTTTTATGAAATCCGAGGTAATAGGCCAGGGCGATGCCCATGGACTCACAGTCCCAGAGATGGTTTTCGGCGTTTTCGCTGCACTGCCACAAACCTTTTTCGTCGCGATACTCGGCGCAGAAGTGTTTCGCGTAGGGCAGCAGGCTGTTAGCGAGCGGTAGCTCCGGCGTTTTATCCAACAGGGCGCGCTGCATGATGGAATAGCCGGAGTGCAGTACAAAAGCGCCGGGATCGGTAGCTTCGACCTGCAGTTTGTTGTTGAGCAGATCCTTGTGGTAGTGGGTATCGAGATGGTAAAGCAGCAGGCCGCCGGGGATCTGGCGGGTGGTGCCGGGGAAGACTTCCATTTTGCTGACCGTGACTGGTTGGGTCTTTCGGCCCCGGGCGCCCTTGCTGGCAAAGATTCCGGTACGCCGGCACCAGGCATAAACCTCGCCGGTGCGGTGGCCGGCCGTGTCGATAATCCCGTAGGCGATGCGGTGCTCGACGCCGGCGGCGGTGGTGTAGACATCATCATAAATCAGCTGGTCGAGCGCTGAGAAATCGTCGGCATTGGCGCTGGGGACATAGCCGGCCTTGACCAGCCAGGAGTTCAGCTGCGGACCGTATTGCCAGCCGCGAATGGTGTACCAGAAGCCTTTGTCCTGGGTATCGATCTGAATGGTGAGGATGTCGCTCTCGGGGTGGACGTCGCCGGTGTGGCGTTCGTCGCACAGACGGAGGATAGTGTTTTCCTTACGCTCTTTAGTTTCGTGCTTGTAATCGATCGCCTCGTAACCATTGGACCAGGCAGTTTTTGCCGAGAGATCGCCATGCTTGGCCCGCATCCATGCGGCGGCGATCTCGACCAGCGGCACGTCGAGGCACTCCCAGGCGCGGTGATGATAGCCGACCTTTGCCGGCCGGGCCAGATCCTCGCCCTGGATACAGTACCAGCGACCAGCGCGGATCGCCGTCTCGCGATCGGCGTCATCCCAGAGCGATCCGCAGACACAGGCGTACTCGACACCAAGGCGGTCGACATTCTCGGGCGTGGCCTCTTCGGGGATCACCAGGTGGTCGGCGTCCATGCGCAGATATTCGCCGCACTCGAAACAGCGCACCCGGTACTCCCAGATCTGATGGCAGGCTTTCAAGCCTTTGTAGATAAAGCCGCTGGCAGGCGTTGAAGCAAACATGCGCTTGAAGCGGCCCCTGTAGTTACGGTTCCGCTTTTTGAGCAAGGTGATCGGATCGGCTTCCTTGCCGACCATGGCCGGGTACTTGTCGACCTCATCGCCAAAGCAATGTTTTGCCGCAAAGGTCGCCATCGATGTCGGGCTGTTGGCGTGGGCCGGAAAGATGGTGACGCCGTGCTTGAGTGTGATCCGCGACAGGGTGGTGTCGTCCTGCTTGCTGCCGAGGTACTTGGCCAGGGTCGGAGAGCGCTGCAGTGTCGGCTTGACCTTCTGGCCAAAGATCTGGTTGCTCGACGCCTCGGTCGGCATCAGGTAGAAGATGTTGCCCGGATCGCAATCGATCGCCCAGCCCATACAATTGATCATGGTGTTGGTTTTGCCGGACTGCTCAACCCCGCAAAACCAGACCTCGCGGACCCACGGCAGGCCATAGGTGTCCATGATCTTGACCGTGTGCGGCGCCAGCTCATGCCGCCATGGTCCCTCGTGGGCCCCTTCGGGCACACGGCGATGCGCCAGCGCCCACTCGGAAACCTTAACTTTTTGCGGCGACTTGAGACGCAGCCGCACCTGGCGGGGAATAGTGACCGACAACGTCTGGCCAGCCAGGTGCGCAGCGTAGGGCGGCGGCTGGATGGTGCGGGGTGGTATGAGGGTTTGTTGCTGCATGGCTTACCCGTTTATCTCTGTTTGCTTTAGACGTTAAATTTTCTTGCCGCCTACAGCACGGCGATTCTCCATCTTGTGATCTGCGCGGCTCTGGTTGTAGGCAAACTTGTCACGCATCGCACCACCTATATCAAGACCTTCTGCACCAGCAGTATCAAGGATACGAATAATGCAATCAGCAAGCTCGACCTCAACCATTTTTCGATCAGGAAGGTGATCATCCATCAGACCTTTTCGCCACCCCTCAAGAGCCTCGGACAGTTCAGAGTGCATCAGGGCGGTAACTTCTCCAAAATTACGCTTAATAGGTTTTCCAGTTTCAAGATCGGTGTACCATCCAGCCTCAACACAACTTTTATGGATGGTCGCTTGAATGTCACGAATAGCATCAACACATCTTTCAGAAATTTGATATTTCATTTTGACTCCTAAATCACGGGTTTAGTTTTCCCTGTTATGCGTCCTCATCCCCATCAAACAAAACCTCAAGACTGCCAAGCCCGGCCACATCGTTAAACGCTGCCGACAGGATCGACTCGACACCTTCATAAACTTCCGGAGCTCGCGACTGATCACCACCGGCCTGCAACACCAGGGCCGACTGGCCGAGATGGAAGTGGTGGCGCAGGGTGTCGCGCAGCAGGCCGAAGATCGCGGCCATCTGGGCAAAGGCGTCATCCTTGAGTAGCCACTTTGCATCCTCTTTGCGGTTGGTCAGCTCCCGCGCCTCGATCTCGGCCCGCAGCTTGCGGATCTCAAGGTCCTGCTTTTCTCGCTCGCGATCCTTCTCGACCAGGGTGATACCGGTGGTCGGGTTGACCTGCAGCTCGCTGCGCACATAAGCCATCATATCGGCCAGGTGGATGGTCTTGTCCTGCCGCATCAGGTTGAGGCGATCGCAATCCTGATAAAACTTGGCCTGGCTGCATGGCAGGCCCTGTGCCTGGATGAACAGGCGGAAGGCTTCGGCGCGGGTTTTGTATGTGGCTTTGTAGTCGTTCACGCGGCGACCTCCTTGATCTGCTCGACCACGTTGGCCCGCACCAGCGCCTCGGATAGTGGCGGACAGACGCTATTGCCACACATGCGCACCTGGGCGGTCTTGGTGATCGGCGTGCCGTCGGCGGTGCGATCGATGATGTAGTCGGCCGGGAAACCTTGCGCCAGGTAAAGCTCACGCGGGGAGAGCATGCGCATGCAGATATCGATGATCTGGTATTCTTCACCGCGCACGGTGACCAGGCCGAAACGGTGCTTGCTGGTGACGGTCTGCAGCGGCTCTTTGCAGTTGTGGCCGATGTTGGTGCCGTAATACTTGAGCAGGAATGCTTTGACTAAACCGGTCTTACCAGAACCTCCGGCCGTTATGGTCCCTACTGGGTCATGGATTCCCGACCCGACGCTTTTGCCGAAATTGCGGATCAGGTGCGCGGCGACCACTTGCTGCTGTGATCCGGTTGACGTGACTGTCGACATCGGGCTGTCGGCTTTGTGGCCGGTGGCGCCGAGGTTGTGCTGGGCCAGAAAGGCAGTGACCAGGGCGTGGCGGTTTTCGGTCGTCTGGGTGGCGATCGGTGCGTCGAGTTTACTGCCGCGCACGTCGGTGGCCGACTTGGCCCCGTAGTAGGTGCTGATATGCGGCATGACCAGGCAGTGCTCATTCTTGCTGGTGATGGTGGTGAGCGGATCCGTTACCCGGTACTGTTTGGCATTGCCGCTGCCATGATGACCGATGCGCACGATGAACGGCTGCGGGTTGTCGATCACAAACCGCTGGATGCCCCGGGCGATGCGGCGCAAGGTATTGTCGGCCAGCGGACGCTTGCGCTCAAAAATGCTCGGGCAAGGGATTGACCAGTCGATGATGTCGGCGGCGGTGCGGTACGGCTTGAGACCCTTGCCTTCGCCGTGGGTCGGTGCTGGCCAGACGATCGGTTGACCGTCGCAGCGGGCGATTACAAACAGGCGCTTTCTGATCGTCGGAGCCCCGTAGTCGCAGGCACGCAGTTCGCGGTGTTCGACCTGGTAGCCGAGATCCTGCAGCTGGCGCTTCCACTTGGCAAAAGTCTGGCCTTTGCGATCCGGACAGGGTTGGCCGTTCTTGATCGGCCCCCAGGTCTTGAACTCTTCGACGTTCTCCAACATAATCACCAGCGGCCGCACCCGGGCCGCCCAGCGCAACACTACCCAGGCCAGACCACGGATCTCTTTCTTAACCGGCTTTCCGCCCTTGGCTTTGGAAAAGTGCGTGCAGTCGGGAGAGAACCAGGCGAGCCGGACCGGACGCCCGCCGCACACTTCGACCGGGTCGACATCCCAGACCGACTCACACAGGTGCCTGGTGTGCGGATGGTTAACGGTATGCAGCGAGATGGCCTCCTCGTTGTGGTTGATAGCCACGTCGACCTGGCGACCGAGCGCCGCCTCGATGCCAGTGCTGGCACCACCGCCGCCGGCGAAGTTGTCGATAACCATATCGTGCAGGCCGAGGGGGATCTGCGAGCTGGTGCGGTAGGCGGTCATGCGGCGCTATCCTTCAATCCATCTTCATGCCGCTGGAATACCCTATCCACATAACCCTGCCCGTTACGCAACGCCAGGCAGCGCCAGAACATCTCAACCCGGTGGTACAAATCAGCGACCAGATCCTCAAGGCGCGGCGCTTCGACAGAATAATCAATCAACGCCTCTTCGATCCAGTCGATCTGCTCCAGTACCTCGCCGAGTTGTTCGCCGGGCGTGTTGCCCAGGGCTTCCGGATCGGCCGGCCAGTTATAGGTGACGGTGGGCACGTCTTTGGCCATCACGTCGCTGATCTGTGCTGCGGCTTGCTGTGCTGTCATAATGCCTCCTTGGGCGAGCGGACAACTTCAATCTTTTTGGCCTCTGCACAGGGCCACCCTGTCCGGCACTTTTCGCAGACATCGGCAAGAGGTATATGTTCTATGCGCTCAGAATCCATAATCATCCAATGATGGCCAGCAGCGTGTTTGCACGGGCCTTCATGCCCTGAAGTGAGATCGCACCATATAGGGCGATGCCTTTGTATGCCTTTCGGGTCTTCAGGTCTTTTGTGCCTCGCGGTACAGCGTGAGTTAGCTATCCTTTTGTGGCCAAGCGCAGACAGGCATTCCTCGACTACATCTTCTCGTAAACGTTTTGCTTCAAGCTCAGTCATAACGCCTCCTGTGCGGCAATCCGCCGCTGTTTGATGGTGCCGCCAAGGGTCTGCTTGAGCAGCATCGCCGCGTCCGCCTCTTCGGGCGTCATTTTCAGGCAATGCTGCCACTCGGACCGGGTAAAGAAAATCACTCCTGGGCAATCCTGCGACGCCTGTTTTGCCTCTTTTTC